ATACGGCCTGGTTCCTCCGGTGGCCGTCACGGTATCCGCAAGCACGAGGTCTTCATCCACAACGACAATGTTTTCGAGGATCGTCGTGCCATCGATGGGGGTCTGGACCGCTTCCTGCTGGAGGATCGTCGTCATGAGGTCGGTGAATGTCACCGTGTCCGAGCCAATGCACTCAAGCTGGTATTGGAGCTGGCCATTCGCACCCGGCACAAAGACGGTTGCTTCGACGCGTTTGATGACCAGGGGATAGTTCGTAATGCCCATCGAAGGGACGTTCGCTATGATCGTCTGGCCGATCCTGCAACCAGGCACGAGGGTCGTGACCTTGAGGTCGTACACGGGATGGCCGAACTGCCCTATCTGCGCCTGCGCGCGGAGCAATGCCTCCGGCACGCTCGTAATCTTGGAATCGACGATGACGCCTTCACGGAGGCCATAGGCGGCGATGCTGGCTCCATCGGTCGCGTTCGCCACGATGGGAACCTGCGCATAGCCAAAGATGAGGACCGTCTGGCCTGCGGTTGGTGCGCCGGCTTGGAACTGGATGTTCCTTGCCGCGCTGTCGTACAGCACATCGTAATCCATCGGGTCAGTGACCTGGTTCAGAATGGCGACGGTCTGCGGCACGCCGTCGAGTTCGACGACAATCGTGCTCTCCGTGTAGGCGTACGACGTTGGAAAGGATTGTTGAACGCCGTCCGTGAGGTACGAATCAATCGTATTGCCCGCGGTGAATATCTTGAGATACGTGCCACCGATCACGTACACGCTGTTCTGCATGTTCGTTATCTGAAGGTCAATGTCGAGCGAGTTCCAGAAGATGTCGCCCGTTGCGCCGTCGATGATGATCGGCGCAAGGCCACCGTCGCCGACTGCGCCACCGCCCGATCCATCATCCACGTCGCCAAGGAAGAAATAGAGATTCTTGTTTGCGTCGATGAACCAATCCCACCCGATGAGCTTGGCGAGGGATTGCAACGCCTTCGAAGGTTGCTGGTAATTGAACTGTATCGTGGGAACATCGAAGTTGCCCACCTGCACGTGGCCACCGTCGGCGACGGTCGCGGCGTTAATTCCCTTCCCGGCGCAGAAGGTGTTGATGATGTCTATGGCAATGGCGGATGGATCGACGCCGGAATAATTCTTCTTGACCAGTGTTCCGTCCATGAGGAAGCCCCAGTCCTGGCATGTGTAAGAAAATGTTGCCATCAAGCCCGCGATGGTCGGCTCCTGCTCCGTGAGCGTGCCGCCCCAAATGAGGCCACTCGAATCGTAGAGCTCGATGGTGTCGCCGATCTGCGGAAGCGAAGCGAGATTTGCGACGTTGACCCTGATTGAAAAGGTGAAAACCCCTGACTCCTTCGTCAATACCGAAATTGCGTCAACGGATTTCCAGTCGCAAAGGGAGGATATGTCAGTCCCGTTATCAAGAATTTTGACAGGGTTCGCCATGAGCTAGGAGCGATAATTTGAAACTCTCAATTGTTGTACTATTTGCTTCGCAAGCGCGTTGCCGATCATGGTCGCGCCGTTTTGGTCGAGGTAGTTGCCTCCTTGAATATAAATATTGATCGGCTGGCCGCCGCCGAATCCGCCGCCCGCGGAGCCGAGCGATGACAACGGCACGACGGCTTCCGGCCCCTGCTCACCAATCATGGCGAGAACGGGGTTATAAACGATGCCGCCTGCCGCAAGCATAGGGATATCGGGAATATTGAAACCGAGGTCAAGCGCGGGCGTGCCGATTTTCGTGCCAGGAATCTGGATCGCGGGAATGTTGATATGGATGGAATCGAGCGCGTTGATAAAGCCATTGATTGCGGAAATGACGTCGTTCACGCCGGTCTTGACGGTGTTCTGGATAGTGTTCCAAATTGTCTGAACGAAGTTGCTTGCGTCCGTCCATCCGGTGTTCCACGCCACGCCCACATCCGTCATGAGCGTTTTGATCTCGTTTCTCAGCCATGTACCGAAGGCCGTGCCCGCCGTGTCGATAATGGCAATATGTCCTGTGAAGATGTCTACGATAAGGTCGAGTTCCTCGCGGGTGATGACGCCGATGCTGAGGAAGGTATCCACGAAGATGCTTTCAATGAAATTCATCGTGTCTTCGGTGGCATTCTTGACCGCTGTCCAGTTGGTGATGACGATTCCCGCTATCACTGCTACGGCAAGGGCTATGACTACGGCCAGCCCAGCGAACGCAGCGCCGACGGCCGCGACAATGATGGCGATCACCGTCAGGATAGCCAGCAAGCCAGTGAACACGATCACACCGACGATGAGCGCTTCTGTAAGCTTCGGGTGCTCCGTAGCCCAAGCTGCTATGTCCGCAACAATCGGTTCAAGTGCAGTGGCCATGGAATCGAGCGCGGGCAGGAGAATGTTCCCTATCGTCGTGCCCATTGCCGAAAGGTGGTTCTCCAGCTCGACGAGCGCCCCGCCATTCGCGGCTGCCGCTGCCTCGGCCAGTCCGCCGACCTGCCCGTTCAGCGCCTTCAAAATGACGGAATCGGCTCCCGCAGTATCGCCCGCGTTGGCAAGGTTCTTTATCATCGTCACGACCGATGCCGGGATATCAATGCCTGCCTGCCGCTGGAGCTGGCTCAAGCCCGCGACGGGGTCGTTGAGGGAGTTCGTGAGTATCTTCATCGCCGCCGGCATGTCGGCGGTCGCGGAGCCGGTGAACTGTTGCATCTTCGTCGCTAAGTCAGCCGAAAGCAACGAGATGTTCTGATACTGGGGGGCGAGATTCTTGTATCCGGTGACGACAGCCTCGGCGGAAAGTGCCTGTTGCTGGCTGAAAAGCGTGGTGTTCTGTATCTGTTCGGCGTAAGCCTGAACCGCCGACAAGGAAATTGACGAGCCGATATTTTTTAAATTGTTGGCGATCTCCGCAGAACTCTCGTCCCACGACATCGCCGAAGAGACTGCTCCGCTCACAGCGCTTTCCACCAGCCCGAACGCGATTCCAGCCGCAACGCCAATCGCCATGAGGCTTCCTTTTGATATTCCCGATGATGCCGCAACCTCGTCAGCGGTGTCCGCCGATGACGACGCTATCGCCGCATTCGCCTCCTCCACGACTGCGGAAGCATCCTGGAACGACAAGCCTTCGTCAAGCATGAGGTTCTGGATTTCCTCCGAATCGGTGGAAACGATGTCGGCAAGCTGGTTGAACGATTGCTCCTGAGTGAGAATCGCGTTCGTGATTTCGCCCGTCACCGAGTTCATCGTGAGGCCGACAGACTCCAGCGACGTGTCTACCGAACCGGATGCCGCCGCAGCATCTTCGGAAAGGCCCGCCATTGATTCCCCCACAGACTCAAACGCCGCAGACGCTTCGTCTACGGCGGTAATGAGAATCTCAAGGTTTGAGTTCGAATCGGCCATCGGCTGTTTTTATTTCTGATGCCTCTTTTCGTATTCTTGGTCAATGATCCAGTTGATCTTCTTGAAGCGCCTCACCTGCATTGCTGCCGCGAAGAGGACCGCTGAGATGACCACGAGGATAAAGATGATGATGAGTACTACTGCTGCCATGATTGTTTTCTCGATTTTTGTTTACCTCGACCTTTTTGTGAACTATGCGGGAACTGGGGCAATCCGTCAAGTTACGATTGCTGTTTGTTGTTCGCCTGCTCCGCTTCGTTCTGCATCATGCTGAGCAGGGAGAATACCAACCATTGGGGCTGAGAACAGTATTCCTGCCAGCTCCAGCCCATCTCGCGGCACAGCATCGCGGCTCTCATCTTCGGCGTTAGATATGCGCGCCCGAGGGCGAAAAACTCATGCCATAAAACATCTACGCCTCCTGAGTCTTCGCCACCGTAAAATCCGTGAGCTTCGCGACTTCCTTGCTGAGGAAAACGTAATCAGCGAGCGGAAGTGCGCGGAGCATCGCTGGGATATTGTCCGTCGAGCCGTTCACCGATACGACTACAGTATCCATGAGGCGCTTTGCGAGCTGTATCTTCGTGAGTTCCTTGCCATCCGGCGTGTCGCTCGCGTCAATGAAGTCGCCTCCTGAAATATAGCCTTTGAGAACAACCGTTACGCCCGATGGCGTCGTTACGGTATTTGTCTTATTTTCGTCCATTTTGGTGGTGAGGATTTTTGTTGATTAACTGACCTAATAGGTTCCGCTAGTTGTGTTCTGGAGCGACATGTTGATCATTTCCGAATTCGCAAGCGAATATGAAGCGGAAAACTTGAGCGACTGGTATACGACGCCCTTCGGGTCTTTCTTGATGCCCAAATCCTTGAAGTTGCACTGGTCGAGCTGGATCGTGAGCGTTGGGTTCGATGCAGTCCCAATCGTGACATCGGTGTTTACCAACGTGACTTGCATCGCCTGCGCAACGTAGGGCGTAGCCATTGACAAGTTCTTGAAGTCAGTGAGGTTCTGGTAGATCGCTTCGAGCGTTCCGCTGACCTTGAATTCCTTGTTGAGGTAATCCGCGGGTGCGACGCTGCCAAGCACTTCCTGGTCCTCGATGCTTGCATCAAGGGAAAGTTTGAAGTTCTTGAGCGCAATTACTGCGCCGCCGAACGTGAACGACGTTGCGCTTCCGGTTGTCGCCGTCGAAAGCGTCACTGCGCTTGCCGATACGATTGCCGTGATCGTCGTGCCGACCGCGACGTTCGTGCCGGTGACCGTCATGCCGATGCGCAAGAGCGTGGTGCTAATGCTCAAGCCCGTGAGCGCGGTCGTGGTTGACGCGGTTCCGGTCGCCGTAAGGGTTCCGGCCGCGCCTGCCAATGACGGTGCGGTGGCGAACGTCATGTACTGCGGGATGAAGCGGTTTTCCGCGATTATCGAAGGGGTGAACGCGGACTGCGAAACGCCCTTCTGTGCGCGAACCGACAGCGAGAGTTGGACGAACTTCTTGAGCTGAACGTCGATGTCCATCTTGTGGATCACGCCGTTCGCGTGCGAGAAGTCGGTGCCGCCGAGAGGATCATGCACGAACATCGTGAGCGACTGGTGCTGTGCCGTTTCGCCAACGGTGAACTTGTGGGCATAGACGCCTGTTGCGGGCGTCGAGACCGACTGACCGCCCATCATCGAGAGAAGGAGAAGCGCTGAACTCTGATCTGTGAGTGGCATCTTGAAACTGCCATCCGCATAGTTCTTTACGCGATACTCGGCGATATTGTCTTCAATGACGCCCACCGCCTGGTCAGCAACGACGTTGTCAAACTTCTCGTCGAAGTCGAGAGAGTCCCATGGTGACCATGCGGCGGCGGAGCTAATAGCTGTGCCGCGCGTAGTTTCCTTTGCATATCCGTAAGAGACGAGCCGCCCGATTCCTTTTTGTGATGCCATGTTTATTCGTTATTGGTTTCTGATTCTTCGACCTTGGGTTCCGCCGTTACCGGCTCGCGTTTCACTCGGTGGAGTTCTTCAGCGTCTTGGATCGTCGCTGCGCGAGCAGTCATCGGCTTCCACACGCCGCCGCCGGGAAAAAAGTAATCGCTCTCGACAACTGAGACGGCCAAGATGGTCGTCGGCATGTCGGCTGATTTATTTTTGGACGAGCTTCCGTCCATCATTTTGTTTTGCGCTTCATCAATCATGAAACATATTGTTGGTTAATTTATTGGACTGCCGCCGGACACAGGACCCGTGCCTTGAACGTGCAGTAGAAAACGACGTAGGTCACGCTGTTCGAAATCACCGGACCAGGTGGGGCGATGACGGTGGGGTAGATACCGGCATTCGCCGTCCCTTGAAGCGTAGCATCCATATCGAACAACGCAACTACGCTGTCCACAAGTCCCTCGATGTAGATAGGATTATTGGCGGGCATGTTCTCTGGCGTGGTCACAACCATGACGTACCAGGTATATTCGCGGAGGTTGTTCGCCTGGTCTTCGAATTCGTTGCCGGAGATGATCGGCGGGATTACTACGGCTGATGGGAAACTTGACCAAACCCTGTCGAACGGGCTGACCTTAGTAAGCTCATCGGCAAATGCTGAACCCAATACGCCCGACGTGACGAGCGTCTGCAAGTCCGTGAGAATGGCGTTCTTTTGAAGTTGTGCTGGGGAAAGCGATGACATAGAGTTCAAGACATATTGGGTTGTGAAGCTATGGTTTGGGTGATGGTTTCAAGCGCCTGTCCGAAGAGGTCGTTAATCTCCGGTTGCGACGAAGCAATGATGCGTTCCATGAACGGGTTGGCCTTCGTGCCTGGATGATGCACTACAGGTCCGAATATCTGTCCGGTCGCCGCATTCGCAAGTACCTTCTTATTGACTGCGCGAATGATGTGCGGCGCGGTGCCGAACTCCACATAGGGCGCGTACGTCGCAAGCGGATACCAGCGTGCCATGAAGGTGCCGATATCGAAGCCCCAGTTCTGGACAAGATAACCGGTCTTCACGGGAACAGTCGACGCGTTCGTGAACTTCGCTAAGATCGCCTGTGCGGCGACGATTGCATTTTGGATGATCGGCGCGGAAATGGACGGATATGAAGCCATCATGTCTTGAAGTGCTGGAAGGTTTGGAATTTGAACGAGGAATGTTCCCATGGTTTAAAAGACTTGCCCTACGCGGGTGTAATTTGCTATCACGGCCTTATCTTCAGCATCGTAGTCGTTCCTCCACGAAAGCGTTGCTCCTTGAAGGGATTCGCTGGCCTGTCCCGCAAGCTTCAAGCGCTTGAACGTCCGAACGCAGATGTTTTCGCACGTGTTCGTGAGGTCGGCCGGAAGCCGGTGCGTCGTGCCGTTGCCCGCGTTCTGCCAATCCGTGGGATATCCAGCGATGTAAGTCGCGCGAAGCATGTTCGAATAGATAAAAGGGAGCTGGCCGTAAACGCGGATAATACCTGCGCGTCCCTGCTCGATGATTTCGGACTGGTCTTGGATGAACGGCGTCCAAACGGGATTTGACGGCGTGCCGGAGCGCCACTGGAAGCTCAAGAGGCCGCTCACTTCAACGATGACGTTCGTTCCGCTCACTTGCGGCGGAACGTTGAGCGTAAAGTTCCCTGCCCCGTCCGTGCCGGTGATATAGCTGCCCTGCGCGATTCCTGCTCCCAAGATCGGAAGGCCGTAAATGAAATTGGTCGCGCTGATGAGCGGCGAAACCGTGTTCATCAAAGCGGGCGTGAGCATCGTCTGGAGCGCGGCGGAATAGATGCCAGTCCCCTGCGTCACCGTGGCTGAAACGACGGCGTTTAAGACCGGCTGGTTACGGAGAATAACCTTTTCCTGTCGCCTGCCGTTCACGGTGTAGATCTCATTGAGGTAGACCTTCTGCACGAAATGACAGTCGTTCGGATACGCTTCCATTCCTGCTTTGCCGCACATACGTTCGATGTTGTCCGTGACGGAATTTATGATGCGCGTCAAAACCGGATCACTATCGTTATTCGTGAGCTGGAGCCTCGCTTTAACGCGAGATAGCGTGGTGAGCGCGTATGGATAGACTTTTTCGAGGGTTGTCATTGGCAGAGGATCATGCCAGCCGGGGCAACAATTGAATCGGGACCTTTAAGTCTTGGTGAAATTAGATCGTGGCAAGAATCACAAAGCGTAATTCCGTTTTCGAGTACCAATCTGATGCGCGGGAATTCAGACCACGGGTAGAGATGGTGCGCTTCAAGTCGGGCACCCCGCTTGCCACACGAATAACAGCGATAGTCGTCTCTTTCAAATACGGCGTTGCGCCATTGCCTATATAAACCAGTGCCCATCGCGCGTTGGCGTTCTGATTTTGTACCTCCACGCCAGTTTGGATTCATCGGTCCAGCCTGTTTTCCAATGTGCGCGTCACTGAGCTTCTTACGTTGCTCTTTTGTCAACGTTCTGCCCTTCTGAGCGGCGCTTATGCGGCGTCTAGTTTCTTCGGATCTAATTTTGCCGCTGCCAGCAAGTGAAATCTTGAGCCGCCACTCCGGCGTTAATGGACCGCGCTTAATACCCTTATCCCACGTCGGTTTCCCTTTGTGAGATTCACTTAGCTTCCTGCGATGCTCTGGAGTGAAGACCCTACCTTTTTGTGCTTCACTAATTTTTCTCTTGTGTTCCTCGGTCATTTGAGTTGAGATAATCCTCGCTTCATGGCCCCTACCTCACCGGAAGAGGCCATGCGTGCGAAGGTTCTGAACCTACGTATTGCTGACAGCGGAGTCAGTCGGTAACTGTGCAGCCCCGCCCATGATGATTTCGGCAAAGCCGAGAATCGCCGGAGACGAGCCGCCAGTGAACGACGGAGTGATGACCGCCCGAAGGTACGGCTTCCGATTAAGGTTGAGGCCTTCGATGCGGGCTTCTCCTTCAACAGAGAAGGTCAAAGCCGTGCTGGTGTTCGCCGAGGTCGCGTTCGCGCTGATCGTCAGCGTGGTCGTTCCGATGGCCGTGATGACTGCGCCTGCCGGAATGCCCGTGCCTGCGATTGCCTGGCCAACATAGAGGCCGGTGACGCTCGATACTGCCGTTAAGACATTCGAGCCAACCGCGTTGGTTCCCGTCACGCTGATGACACCCGTGAGGGTGAAACCGATGACCGTACCCGTGTTGTCAAGCGCATTCGCGAACGTGCCGCTCGACGTTGCGCACTCCTGAAGAGTCACAACGAGGTTCGCCACCGTTCCGACGTTGCTTGGAGTTGCGCCATAAGCGCGGATCGCGCCGCTGGAAAATCCAGCAGTCGGGACGACGTTGCCATTCACTGCGGTAGAACCCGAAAACGACTGCGGAGGAAGGCTTACGCCGCCCTGAAGCTGTACGTTGTCGTAAATGGTGTTACGCATTGCATTGGTTGAATTGGCCCCTGCTTTCCTTCGACTTTATTCGGAAAGGACGAATCTTTCGATTCGACGGGCGGTTAATGACCCTTTGCCCGCCTCCAGCAAGCGCTTAGGAATGGGCGCTCACCGGTTGCAGGCTCAAAAGGCTTAAGATGTCGCCGTGATGACGACGGTGAAAGCCTTGGGAAGCACTACCACGAGTGCGTGGCGATGCTTGTAAACGATGCCGGACTGGTCTGACAGCGCGATTTCCTTGCCGCCAAACGAGCCGGATGCGTAGTTGCCTACGCGGATATCGCCCTTGTCGCCGAACGCCATCGCTTTCATGTTTCCGAAGATCATGAAGGCGGTGCCAGCCTGCGATGCTACGGTCGTAGCAGGGAGCCAGCGGTTCGTGAAGACAGGGAAGCCGCCCATATGTCCAGCGTTGCGGATCGGGCCGCCCAGCGGGTCTTTTTCAAGGCCGGACTGGTTTGCCGCGAATGCACCGAGGAACAAGAACGGAATACCTGAGGTCGAAGCGAGCGCTGAAGAGATCGAAGCCCAGACGGTGCGGTGCATGTACCATGCGGCTCCATCCAAGACTGATTCCTCCAAGGTCGCAATGACGTTCAAAGCATCCGTGACAGGGTTGAACTTCGCGTACGTCGTCATCGTTGACGGCATCGTATACGTGTTCGTTGCTCCTGTCGGGAGGTTCAAGATACCGATGAAAGGACCAGGGGCGGTCGTTGCCGTGCCGCCGATAAATCCTTGCTGGTCGACCATGTTCGCAAGCGCTTCGCCTGCGAGCGAGATGAGCCAATTGCCGAGTTCGACAGAGGCATCGGCCAAAAGGTCGTTGCCAACGGCGAATGCCAATTGCCACTTCTTGACGACAAGCACTGCCTGACCGAACGTGAGGCCGGTGATCGTTCCCGGCAAGTCCACGCCGACGTAAGAACCGGTCAAGAAGCTGCCAGTGTAGTTCGGAATACCGAGCTGGTCGGTCTTCATGTTCCACTTCTGGGCCTGCTTCATGATCGTTCCCACGGAAGCCGCGATACGCATGATCGCCGCAGCCACTTCTGGCTGTACGAGGTATCCGCCGCGGTTGTCCTGCTCTTCGATGAGTGCTTCGTTCGCCTTCATCGTGACGCGCACGGCCTTGCTTTCATGGCCCTTGAACGCCTCGATTACCTGGATTGCGAAGTCCTTTTTCTGCTCATCGGAAAGGAAGGTGATGTCAGCGCCCTTGATCGCGCGCTCGATGGCCATCTGTTCGACGACTTGTCGGGCGGCTTTGCGGGAGATTTCATCAACCTGCGTGAGGGATTTCTCCATCACATCGTTGAAACCCTTTTCCACGGTCTCTTTGACCGCAGTTAAGATTTTTGTTTTATCCATTGATTCAATTGTTGGGATAGGTCTATCTGCCGGAAGAGCGCGTCTCCTTGATCTTTTCGTTGATCTGGCGAAGAGCACCTTCACTGGCAGTTTTGACCTGCCTCACGAGCCGCTGGGTGAAGATGTAAGTCTCCATTTCAGCGTTTGCTCCCGAGGTGCTCGACCTTGGTTTCAGGGCAGCAGCCTTTTTCTCAGGCTTCTGTTCCTCCCCCTCGTCATCCTGTGGAGAGCTCGAAAGCTCTTTGAGGCTGGCGATTACGTTCTGAGTAGCAACTCCATGCGCTTCGTGATGCTCTTCAAGCGCTTTTATGACCGCTTTGATCTTTTCTCCGTTCACCGCTGAAATGGCACGTCCTGATTTCTGCTCAACTTCAGCAGCGGCTTTCTTTTCGTCTTCATCCGCGCCCATGCGGTCAGCTTCGGCTTTCACCATCTCCATATGGGATTTCTCGTGGCGGTCAAGCTCATCGCCCATGGACTTCGTAAACTCGTCAATGGCTTTCTTCTTGTCTTCTTTCGGATCGCCGTCCTGCCAATCCTTCGTAAACTCGTCAATCGCCTTGTCGCAAGCCTTGACATGCGTCAAATGCTCGCCGGTCATCTCAGACTTGAATTCCTCGATGTCTTTCTTGTGCGCTTTCTCCGGCTTGTTCGGCTCGCGGCCCATCGTGTCGTAGCTGTCGTCAATGGCTTTCATGCACTTCGTGAGGTGGTCGGCCTGTTCGCCGTCCATCGCCTTCGTGTATTCGTCAATCGCTTTTTCGAACTCCGACTTGTCGCCGGCCTTCTCGCACTTCATGCACTTTTCGGAAAACTCGTCAATGGCCTTGGCGACTTCCGTGCCATGCCGCTCGTGTTCCGCTTTCAGTTGTTTCTCCATTTCGTTCATTTGTGTTTCGGTTGATTTTTGTGATTTGTCTTCGGTCGGAACGCACACCAGCTTGCCATCACCGCCGCTGTCGGCTAGGACGCCTGGCGAGCCGTCTTCCAGCTCGCACGGGTCGCCGGCCTGTTCCGCTTTCTTTTCGTTATAGAAAAACCCCTTGGTCACGAGTTCCCGCGTCGAAACGCCAAGCGCACGCACCTGCCGCATGGAAAGCGCATAACGTCCGGCCGGAACGGGACAGAAGCTCACTTCAAGCAATTCACGGCTGCCATCGTCATTCTGGATGTAGCCAGGGGAGACGGCGCGAAGGATTTTCTGTTGGTACAAAGCGCACGCCATGTCGGCGGCGGGATTGATGCCTTCCGGCGCGAACTTGCCCGTTGCAACCGCTTCGTTGCCCTTGATCTCAATGTCGGTAATGATGCCAATCGGAAAGCTCGAATAATCGTGCGCGAACAGCACCACGGGGTTCATGTCAAAGTATTTAAAGTCCCACGTGGACTGGTCGAGCGAATCGCCCTGGCGATCCTCATCGGATGTGCTCATCACAACCTCAAACGTCCGGTCATCGCCGGACGCCTTGACCTTCGAGATGAACTCCTTTACTTCAGACGTTTCGAGTTTCTTTTGGAGTTCTTTCCCAAGGTCGGCAGAGAATTGTTTTAGTGCTTCATTCATCGCCTGCTTGTTGGTTGCCACTTAATAAGGGAGCTGGTCGAACGAGATTCGCAAAACCGTCGAGGTTGGGACGGCGAGGGTCGCGCCCGTTAGGTTCGAGTAGGCTACCATTGCCGTTCCTGTCACGCCGTTCGTCGAGGTGAGGACGCATCCCGAAACGTAGACCGTTGTCGTTGCCGTGCTGCCGGAACAGATCGCGCCAATGGAGAGGCCTGCCGATTCAGGCAACGTCACCGTGGTCGTCGCGGATGAAGTCGTGTTGCCAAACGCACCGAGCGTCACGGCGGCGGACGGGGTGCCGGATGCGGTTACGTATCCGCTCAGGCCATGATACTGGTCAGAGCCGCCGACCGAAAGGCCGTTCTGCGCATTGACCGCAAGCGATCCCACCGGAGCCACATAGCCGTTGCCGGTAAGGCCACCTCCCGCGCTCGCCGTCATGACGTTCGTCGGCGTGATGCCGCCTGGAAAGTCTTGGCCGGTCTGTTGTGGTTTATTTGCAAACAAGAAACCGACGCCCACCACTGCAACCAACGCTACCAATCCCCATGCGATGTATTTGTTCATGCCTTCATCCTAGAGCGGCAGTTGGATTTTGAATATGTGCATAACTTCGCGCCTTCGCCCGCTTCTTCTTGCAATCGAAGCACGTCGGATTCGTGACGCCGCGGCGACGCTTCAGCTTCATGCGGCAACCGACGCATCGAACCGATACGTAAGATTTTGATTTCTGTTCAGCGATCACGGGCGCGGTCGTTAATTTATTGCTTGCGGCAGGGCGGGAATGACAATGATCTGGATGCCGGACCACGTGAGGCTTTCGGTCCCGCTCCACACGGCCGTGATGGATGCAAGGAACGTACCGGGATTCGGGAAGTCGCCTGCGGCGGCGGTGTAGTGGCACGTTCCGGCCGATGCGCTGTCTATTGACATTCCGCCGGTGAGGGTGAGGAGCGTCTGCGTCGGGTCTTGCGCGGACTGCACCGAAAGCGTAAGCGAAGCGCCAGAGAGATTGACGGCGTTGCCGTTGCCGTCTTCGAGCGTGAAGGGGAGCTGGTAGCCGTAATCGTTCTGCACAATTTGGATGGGCTGGATCATAGTTCGAGCGTTGTATTGTTGCTTTGAGGATTGCTGAGCGTGGTGTTCCTGAATCGTAGCATCAGGCCATTCGCCACGCCATAGGTGGACAAGAGAACCCGCATCGCCAATTTCACGATGGGGCCGACAATATTGCTCACAAGCGGGCGTCGTGAGGCATATTCATTTGTTCCGTAGCCATGAAATGCGTACATTCGTGTTAGATTGCTGTGTTTTACGACTGCGGGAATTGTGCGTTGAACGCGTCGAGCAACGCCTGAAGCGCGGCTATCTGCTCTGTAAACGATGCGCTCACGTTGTCGCTTGCGAGCTGTACTGCGGCTACCGACTGTGCTTGCAAGGTAACGATTTGAGCCGCCGTTGCTACGGGGTCGAATGGCGCGAGCGTCTGCTCACTGTACGAACCGTCGTTATTTTTGATGAATGTTGGCATGGTGGTTGTTGGTTGGTTTATGACCTTTAGTCGGAAGAAAAAAACAACATATCGAGAAGCCGCTTTACGATCCCGCCTCCGCCTCCGCCTTGCTCGCTTCCCATCGAATAGAACGTGCTCGGTGAGTTCTGGTTATTGTATTCGGTGAGAATCCAGTTGGCGGAAAGCATCGCTGGTGATTTAGATATTCTAACTTCATCCAAATTAAGAACAGCATAACCGGCGAATCCATATTGGTTAATTTGATTTTGACTATTTGGTGGTCCAATCGTTCCACCAGCTGCCGAAGTAGCAAAAGAGCCATCAACATAGATTTTACCATTACTTCCATCTATCGTATAAACGATTTGATGCCAACCCGCGGATAAAGCAGAAGTATTTCCCGTAGTTTGAGTACCACCACTATAAAAAATCCCATAGACTTGGTTAGAACTATTTATACGGAGTGCATAATACGGACCAGGGTCAGTTATTATGGTAGTATCTGTACTCCCCGAAGATAAAATCTTTACCCATATTTCTATACCTATGACATTGTATCCATAGTTATTG